TATCCAGGTTCCCCTTTGGCAGTTGCTGCTCCTTACCATATTGAGCTTGGCTGTGCTAACGGAGATTCTATCGTTAGTTTTGAGAACATTATAGTCTGGGTAGGTACTTCTAGAGACGCAGGCCCATCGGTCTATGCTATCTCAGGTACAGCCCCTACAAAGCTTTCTACACCCTTTATTGACCGTATTTTACAAAATAGTACTTTAGCTGATATTAGAGCTTATGCTTTAAGAATAAATGGACATACTTTTTATGTCTTGACATTAGCTGATTTAAATGTTACAATAGTATACGATGTAAATGAAAAGGTTTGGACTCAATGGACTATGTGGGCTGTTGGTGATGCAGACTCAGGAGTGCCAGGTATTTATGCTGAGCAGTACTTCCGTCCTAGTTTCTTTACTCAAATTAGCGATACTTACTATTTATTAGATGATGATAACGGCACACTATATACGATGTCAGATCATGTTTATAATGATTCTGGTGCTCCTATTTATTATCGTGCTGTAACAGATATTATTGATGGTGGTACTACTAAGCGTAAGTTCTTTAATCGTTTAGAGATTGTAGGAGATAAAGTCCCTGCAGTTATGAACATTAGACACACTAATGATGACTATAAAAATTGGTCTCCTTATCGCTCAGTAAACCTAGATAAACAACGACCACAAGTGTATCAAAGTGGTGCAGCACGTCGTAGAGCATGGGAGTTCCTATGCACAGACAATCAACCTTTAAGACTGTTAGCAGCCGAGGTTGACTTTGATATTGGTGAATTAGAAGCTTCAGAACCCACACAGTTACAATATAGGACATAATGATTACTTACCAGATAGAGAGATATTCAGATGTAGTTCCTGAATTAGCCACTCTCTATCCTGAGCATTATGAAGAACTAGAAGGTGCAACAAGTGGTGGTTATGATCTTGATCTAGATTGGGATCAATATAAGAATTTAGACAATGCTGGAATGATTCAGCTTGTTACATGTAGAAGTGACGGAGAGTTGATTGGTTACATTCTCTATATTATATCTAGACATCTACATGTGAAATCTTGTTTAACTGCTTACGAAGATATTTACTTCTTACGTAAACAGCATAGAAAAGGTAGGACAGGCATTAAACTGTTTCAGTACGCTGAACAGCATCTTAAAAGTCTGTGTGTTAATAAAATATTGTGTTCAACTAAAGTACATCAAGATAATAGCAAGTTATTTGAGTATTTAGGATACACGTTTATCGAAAAGCTATTTAGCAAATATATTTAAGGAGTTCTCATGGGTTCAATAGTAAGTTCAATCTTTGGCGGTGGTGGTGGCGGTGGAGCATCAGTTCCTGCACCTCCTCCTCAATCTCAATATGACCCATACGGTGCTATTGGTGGTCGTACTGGTGCTGCTTCTCAATTACAAAGCTTAATGAATGACCCTTCTATAGCTTTGTCTATGCCTGGTTATCAACAAACTTTACAACAAGGCATGAGAGCTACTGACGCTGCAGGAGCCTCTAAAGGTCTTTTACAATCAGGTAGCCAAAACGCTGCTTTGCAAGGTTATGGACAAAATGTATTTGGTTCTTTCTATGATAAAATGTACAGTCAATTAGGTACATTATCAGGAGCTACTTCTCAGACTCCTGGTTCTGCTACAAGCCAGCAATATAGTGGTCAAGTACAACAAGCACAATTACAAAATCAAATTAATCAACAAAATGCTCAAACAGGTATCTTTGGTACTTTGTTAGCAGGTAGTGCTTTGTCTAAGTCTGGTATCTTTGGTGGGGGCAGTGGTGGGCCTTTTGGTTTCATGTCAGACCCTCTTATGAGTGGTGGTGACTTGTCTACTACTTTAAGCGGAGCTAGTGGTGCAGACAGTATGGCTTGGATTGATTACGCTGCTACGTTATAAGGATAAAATATGGCAAGCTTCGCAGAATCAGCAGTAGCTGGTTACGAACTAGGTAGTAAAATTGGTACTGACATTGCTGAAGGTAATATCCTTCGTGATGTCTACCAAGGTGCTCAACCTGAAGACATGACTCCTGGGCAGTTACAAGGAGTAAACCAAAAAGCTGCAGCCATTGCAGGCTCTAAAGGCCTTGGTTCTTTACAGCACATGTTCTTAAAAGAATCACAAGATCTTAGCAAAGCAGCAGGAGAACAACAATTAAGTAAACTAAATGCTCAAATAAAGTCTTTAGATGTCGGTTCTCGTGTTGCTAAAAATGCACAAACTAAAGAAGATCTGTTCGGTGCTTTAGATGTTGCTGGTTTAGATACCAACACTAAGATGATTATTCGTGGTCAGCTTCAGCGTTTCCAAAAGCCTGATGGTACTTATGATATTGCAGGTGCTCGTAAGATGGTTACTGATCTAGGTACTTCTGAAGCTCAAGACTTAAGTGCTAAGCTTAAAGTTCTTAATTTAGAAGAGACTATTCAACATCATCGTAACCTTGAAGATATTTCTTTAGAGCGTACTCGTAATGCTGCTGGTAGACAAGGCGGTATGAAACCTGCTAAGGGTTTTGAAGTTAAAGGTACTGAGTCTGTATTAAAATCTACTTATGGTAAAGACATGCTTGATACTATGTCTGATGAAGATTGGACAGCAGCAGCTACTAAAGTAGAAGCTAGAGCACGTCAAATTGCTAAGTCTGAAGGTATTGATCTACAAGACGCTAAAGACATGGCTGCTGAAGAAATATTTAAACCTGAAACTAAAAAGGGATGGTTCTCTGATACAGAGGGTTTTAAATACGAAAAAGGTACTCCTAAATCTCCTGCTCCTACTGCAACTAAAGAAGCTCAAAAAGAATCACCTAAAACAAAAGAAACTAAATTCAAAGAAGGCCAGATCTATACAGACGCTAAAGGCAACAGAGCTATGTATAACGCTGGTCAGTGGGTTCCACTAAAATAAACTAGGACACTATGGCATTCGATCCAAGTACTGCTAGAGAAGTTACAGACTCCTCTTCGTTTGATCCTTCTACGGCTAAACCAGTAGAAGAGGCAGCACCGAAACAAGATGTAAAAGATATCGCTGGTATGCTCAAATCTTCTAGAGAAGAGAAACAAGCTGCTTGGGATAAAAAAGATTTTACTGGTGAACTAGGGAAATCCTTAAGCACTTTCTCATGGTCAGAAGCCAAAGAAAAATCTCAAATAAAGCCTGTTGCTGAATATTTATTGAGATCTACACTAGGGGCTATCATGCCTGGAGTAGAACCTCTTAAAAGAACAGATCCTTTAGTTCGTGACATGGAAGCACCTATGCAACGGTTGTTTACAAGTCCTAAAGAATCTTTTGAAAACTTATCTAAAGCTGCCAGTGAAAACCCTGGTGCTTTTGTTGGTAATCTTGTAAAAGACTTTGCTTACAATCCCCAATATTTAGGTATGGGTAAAGTACTTGCTTTAGAAAAAGCAGGAGCTTCTGCCTCTACTATAGAAAAAGCTGCCAGAACTACTTACAACGCTGCTAACACAGGAGCACAGTTTGCTACGTTTGCTACTGCTGCAGAGGCTGCTAAAGCTGCCAATGAAGGCCGTCAAGTAGACGTAGCTGAGTTAACTCGCACGGCTTCTGATGCTTTCAATACTGCTTTAATGTTTGAAGCTGGTAAAAGTGTACTAGGTGCTGGTACTAAATTTAAAGACCAGTATGCTAAAGATCTTGAAACAGTTAACAAATACGAACAAAAACAAGCTGCTGACGCAGAAGCTGCTAAGGCTGCTGAGCAAGCACAGGCTGATAAGTCTCAATCTTTAATTGATAAAATTAAAAGTAAAAAGCTACTTGCTGCTCAACAAGAAGATATTCCTTTTGCTACTTCAGTTGAAGAGATTGCTGCCAGACGTGCTGCAGAGAGTCCTCAGAAAGATTTATTTGCTGGTGGCCCTGAAGAAGTAGCTCCTGCAGAACGTATTAAACCTTTAGGTGCAGAGCCTACTGCAGAAGGTAAGACTCGTCTTCCTGAAGGTAAAGAATTAGAATTAACAATGGGCGGTAAGCTTAAAGAGCCTATCGCTGAAGGTGCTAAGCTTCCTGAGAAGACTTCATTAGAGTCTGCAGTAGAGAAACTCTCTGCTGGTAAAGCTTTTGATTTGACTGCTACTGAAAAGGTAGCTTGGGATAAAACTAAAACTGCTGTAGAACAGTTTGAGCCTGAGTTTAATAAGCTTTCTGATCGTCAAATCTCTGAACGTATGATGGATAGAGAATGGGTTGACCAAGCTATCCAAAAAGGTAAGCAGATGGATCAGATGTATGCTGATATCCAGAAGCGTATGTCTGCTGAGCAAGACATTAAAGACATGCAGACTAAGCGTGATAAGCTTTCTGACAGTCTTGATACTCTTGAAGAGCAACTACGTGGTGAGCGTCCTGATACATCTCGTAAGGGTCAAGGCCCTAAGACTAAAGCTGCTAAGTTATCTGCTGTTGAAGAAGCCTGGGTTAAGAATCAAGCTGAGAAGGGTGACTGGTCTTATCTACGTGCAGGTTTCACTCTTGAAGATGCTGTACAGGCTGCTAAGCGTGTCCTTCGTGGTGGTGAAGACTTTGAAGCTAACGTTGAGAAAATCTTTGATCAGTTCGGTGAAACTGCTGCTAAAGCTTTCATGGCTGCTTACCAAGAAGTTAAGAACGGTGAGTCTATTAAGACTGCTGATAAAGTAACTACTAAGCTATCTGATGTAGAAGATCGCCTCTTTCAAGTAGATAGCTATGCTGATGCAGAGAATACAATTCTTCGTCAGAATGCTGAAGCTGCTAAGAAAGCTGGATTAACTCGTGAATCTAAAGATGCTATCCTTGATAAGGTAGCTAAAGGTATGGATATTGATCCAGCCCAAGAAGCTGTTATTGATAAGTTCTTTACTCCTTTAAAAGAAGAAGCTGACCGTACTTACGCTGAAATAAAGAAGATGACTCCTGAAGACGCTGAGTCTGCTATGGAAGAATATGGCTTAGGTCGTCTAGCTACTCACAAAGGTAAGTGGAAGAACTTCGTAGAAGGCTTAACAGGCGGTGACTTTGGAGGCTTTGGTACATTCGGTAAAAAGCCTTCTGCTATGAAAGGCCGTACTATCTTTGAACATAACGGTAAAGTTATTACTGTTAACAGCGATGGTTCAGTATTTGCTTGGAAAGACAAAGTACCTGAAATGGTTGGTACTACTAAGACTCGTCTTAAAGCTGGTGATGAGTTTAAGGGAATGGAAGTTAAAGATGTAGCTGACCAACGTGATATTGAAAAGAACGTTGATGGTGTTACCTATGCTGATCCTTTCTTTGCCCAGACAGTTAAGCTTGGTGAGTTAAAACGCTACGCTGAACAGATGAAGGCAATGGAGCAGATTAAAGAATCTGACATCTTTAAGTCTATGTCTCGTAAAGAAGGTGAAGTAACTCCTGCAGACTACAGGCCTATTACTAACCCCCAATTACTTCCACAACTACGTGGCTACTCTTTTGATCCTAAGCTTGCTGAAGTCTTTGAAGACTACCTTAAGCCTCAAGTGGCTCGTGGAATGCCTGCCAGGGTCTTAGAAGGTGCTTCAGGGCTTGCAGTTAAGTCTTTCATGCTTAATCCTATTCCTCACATCGGAAACGAAGTAGCCCACTATTTCGTAGGACGTGGTCTCTTTTCAGGTTGGGTAAACCCTAAAGGCCTAGCTCAACTTGCTAACATGCCTGAATCTTTTAAGTCTGTATTAGAACAAGATAAGTTCCAGATTGAGATGGCTAAGAACGGTGCTTCCTTGATGTCTATGCGTTTACGCAATGATAACTGGATGGCTAAGATGTTTAGAGAAGAGCTTAAGATTGCTGATAAGAACGGCAGCATTAAAGAATTAGCTATCTCTATTGGTATGAAGCCTATTGACTTGTTTAACAAGATCTCTGAGAAGTCTAACACAGTGATGTGGACTACTCGTGATGCTTTGTATACCAGTATGATTAAAGAACGTATGGAACGTTTTGGTGAAGACATGCCTGCTGCTATACAGCACGTAGAGAAATTCATGCCTAACTACCGTATACCTTCTCGTGTTGGTATGGATAATGTTGCAGGACGTGCAGCCAGTGCTTTGATGCAAGATAAAGCCTTAACAGTGTTTAGCCGTTACCACTATGGTATGGTACGAGCTATTGGAGAGTCTGTAAAAGACTTAGGTAAACAAGGTAAACGTTTAGAAGGTTTAGATCACATGGCAGCCTATGCTGCAGGTCTATTTATACTTTATCCTTTAATTGATAAAATGTATCAAGCAGTGTTTGGTGATGATGTCAAAGCTAGACGTGCAGGTGGCTTCCACTTATTGTCTGCTTTAGGTTCTGTAGCTGCTGGTGAGAAAAGACCTGAAGCTGTTGCTTCTAGTTTAATTACTCCTTCTCCTGGCCTTTCTACTGGTATCAGTTTAGCTACTGGTAAAGACTGGTACACAGGTAAAGAAATTAGGACTCAAGGCGATACAGTGTATAATCAAGCCAAAGACACTGCTAAGTATTACTTAGGTAAACAGTTTCCGATGGGAGGCGTTGCAGATGTTGCTCAAGGTAAAAAACCTTTAAGTAAATTTGCTTTAGCCCAGTTAGACATTGAGCAAGAAACTCCTGCTGATAAAAAGCGTAAAGAACTTGCTAAAAAGATTCAAGCTCGTAAACTCAAAGCTCGTCAAAAGTTACGTAGAAAAGAAGAAGAATGAAAATACTAATTATTGATCCATCAGGTTGTGGCTGTGGTTTGTCTTTTGGTCTTTGTAGTATGGAAGCAGGCCATGAAGTTAAGTTTTTCCTTCGTCATAACAAAGATGGTTCTCGTCCTGAAGTAGGGGATGGTGGTCTTATTAAGCGAGTTAGTAACTGGCAAGATCACATGAACTGGGCAGACCTTATCTTTGTTACAGATAACATTTTCTACATTCATGCACTAGAGCGTTATCGTGATCAAGGGTATCCTATCTTCGGTGCTAACTTAGCAGGTACTCGTTGGGAACAAGAACGTGACTATGGAGAGATTATTCTCAACAAAGCAGGCGTTAAAACTATTCCTAGTCAGACCTTTGATAACTATGATGATGCTATTGCTTATGTAAAAGAGAATCCACGTAGGTTTGTATCTAAGCCTATTGGTGATGGCGATAAGACATTATCTTATGTAGCTAAGTCTGCTGCTGATATGCTTTACATGCTTGGATATTGGAAGAAAAAGAACTCCTTTAAGGGTAAGTTTATTCTTCAAGAGTTTCGTCCTGGCATTGAGTTTGGTGTAGGTGGTTGGTTTGGTGCAGGAGGCTTCTCTAAGAATTTCTGTGAGTCTTGGGAACACAAGAAGCTTATGGATGGTGAACTAGGTGTTACTACTGGTGAGCAAGGTACTATTGTTCGCTATACACAAGAGTCTAAACTAGCTGATCAGATGTTAAAGCCTTTGGAAGATATGCTCCACGGTATTGGATACACTGGTTACATTGATGTTAATTGTATTGTGGACAATAAAGGGCAAGCATGGCCTTTAGAGTTTACTACACGTCCAGGTTGGCCTTTGTTCAACATTCAGATGTCTTTACATAAAGGTGATCCTGCTCAGTGGATGCTAGACATGATTCATGGTGAAGACACTCTTAAGGTATCTAATAAGATTGCTTGTGGTGTAGTGGTTACTATTCCTGACTATCCTTACAGTCGTTTAACCAAGAAGGAAAACTCTGGTTATCCTATCTGGGGATTGACAATGGAAGATGCAGTCAATGATGTCCACCTCTGTGAAGTACAGTGGGGTAAAGGCCCTGCAATGATTGAGGGTAATCTTAAAGAGAATATCCCTATGTTTGTTACAGCAGGTGACTATGTATGCACCGTTGTAGGACTTGGTGATTCTATTGAGGCTTCTCGTGAGTCTGTATACGGTAAGATTAAGAAGAAGATTGAGATCCCTAACTCTATTGCTTATCGTACTGACATTGGTGAAAAGGTACAAAAGAACTTACCTGCTTTGCAAGAGTATGGATATGCTACAGGTGTTGAAGCAGGAGAAGATGATTAATGGGTGTTAATAATTTACCTCCAATACCACAAGACCCTATTGAGGAAAATGCTCGTTGGAGAAACTGGTTCTTAAACTTAGGTAGTTACATTCAACAGACCCAAGTAGGCGGTGTAGTTCTTTCTATTCTACAAGGCGGTACAGGTGCTAATAGTGCTGCAGGTGCTAGGAGTAATCTTGGTCTTGGTACTATGGCTACAGAGAATAATAACAACGTAGCTATTACAGGCGGTACTATATCTAACGTAGCTATTACAGGTTCTACGATTCCTTATAGCAACGTTACAGGAACAGGCGGTATCACTAGAACAATTACTACTGCTAAATTAACTACATTAGGTAGTAACGGTAGTATGACTTTTACTAACGGTATTTTAACTGCTTCAACACAAGCAACTTAAAGGAACTAACATGCCTCTTAAAAAAGGATCTTCACAGAAGACTGTGTCTTCTAATATTCGTACTGAGATGAAGCACGGCAAAGGACAAAAGCAGGCTATCGCTATTGCTCTTTCTAAAGCTGGTAAGTCTAAGAAGAAAAAGAAATGATGACTTATGCCCGACAACTTTGGTATCAACGAAGGAGTGAAAACTCTAAGTAGTAGTTTTGATGCAACTAGAGAGAGCACTAAACAGTTAACCAAAAGTATAGAGAGCATTAAACACGATGCTGTAGATGTAGCAAAACAGATGGCAGCAGAGAAGCGTAAAGCTTTAATAGTACAACCTGACCACACAGTATCAAGAGCGTATAAAGAATTCTTATTACTCGAAGAAGTAAAGAAGTTAGAATTAAGAATGAAAGCCGAGGTCATCAATAAGTATGGCCCTAAAGCATGGGATGACATTCAAGCTATCAAGACTCGAATGCTCAAAGAAGAAGTAAAAATCAAAGAAGAATATGGACATGATTTAAAGGATGTAAAACGTGTACAACTATACTGTTTTATTGTCGCTGCTTTCATTGCCTATTATTTAACTTGGGGATATAAATGAACGATATATTTAAACACATACTTACTGGTAAAGACAATCAAACTCACGACATTGCTAAATGGGCATGGATGTTAGGTTTCTTACTTGTTGGTTGCTCTGCAATCTATTTAATCTATACAGGTAAAGAGATTAGCCTTACTGAACTTGCAGGTGCTTTAGGCATCGTATCAGGCTCAGGAGCAGCTTCTGTAGCTGGTAAACAAGTGGCTGGTGCAGAACCAGATCCTAAATAATGTTTAAGAACTTACTCAGCAGTTTATTTAGTCTTGCTACTAGTGGCTCCTCTACGTACATCTATGCAGCAATCGCTGTAGGTGCTTTTACGTTTGGTGCTTACTCAGGTTATGCCATTACAGACAATCATTATAAAGCAGCACTAGCAGAAGTAAATCAACAGGCTTTTGAACACACCACACAAGTAGTACAACAACAAGCAGTAATATCCCAAAACACTCAGAAAGAGAAAGATGAACTACAGACTCGCTACGATAGCGTTGTTGGTATGCTTAGAGGGGTGCACAACTCCAGTCTACAAACAAACCCCAATACCTCCTTTGGAATATCAAGTAAAGGACTCCGACTACTTGAACCAGATGCAGAAGTTCTTGTCGGGTTTGCAAGACAATGCGAGTCCACAGAAATAGAACGTAATGATGT